AGACTTTTCGGCAACGAGAAAACAGATAACATCGGCGCAAGATGGGATGAGATCAGCGCAGATCAGCTTATCCCTGCAATGGCTCAGTTCCATGCTTTTGACACAGAAGCTATCAAGAGCGTATCACCTGTGCTTACACAGCACTACATCGAAAAAGGCCTTATCAAGGTAAAGCAGAATCAGTCAGAGCGTATGCAGCAGCTTTTAAAGCAGGGCGTTGTGAACGATGATGCACAGTATGAATATGTTATCCGTGACGGTATCAGACTTGCAAGAGCCGTTGAAGTTCGTGCAAGAGTAGCTAAGAATGAAGCACTTGCAACAGGTCAGGTTACTATCGGCGAAAACAATCTGAACCTTACAATCGACTACGGCGTTGCAGCTGCACAGAAGGCATATACAGTTGACCTCAACGTTGATTCAGATGTTGGATCACAGTTACAGGCTATCATCGATGATGCACGTGAAAACGGTGTTGTTATCAACGGTATGCTGACAAGCGGTGCAAACCTCACTAAGATGAGAAGCAATAAGTCTATCCAGATCAACAGAAACGGTGTAAATGCAAGCGGTAAGTTCATTTCTAACGCTGAACTGAACGCATACCTTGCAGATTTCGGCATTGATACAGTTATCACACAGGATAACGTATACAACGCAAATATCACCGATATAGACCCGACAACCGGCAAGCCTGTGGTTGTATCAAGACGCTACTATCCAAAGGATAAGATCACATTCTTCTCCACAACTCCAAACGGCAGACTTGGTGTAGGTCTCTGGGGCGATCCTCCTGAGGTTGTAAATCCTCTCACAAAGACAGAGGGTACAAGCGTATCTCCTTACGTTTATATCCATCAGTGGACAGAGAATGACCCTGCTGTACTCTGGACAAAGGCATCTGCTCTGTTTATCCCTGTTATCTACAATCCGTCAACACTGTACATTGCAACAGTAACTGATACAGGTGCGTGATATCATGGCTTACAGAGTAGTAAAGCATTTTACAGACTTACAGGATCACGGCTATAAATACGCAGAGGGTGACACATATCCCCGTGAGGGATATGAGCCTTCTGCGGAGCGTATCGAAATGCTGTCAACTGTGATGAACAGACAGAGAACAGTGTTAATTGAAGCAGTTCCTGAGGTAATTCCTGAGACTGAATCTGCGGAGACCGTTGAAGAATCGGCGGTTGAGGAAACAGCAGAGGAAAAGCCGAAGCGTAAAAGCCGTAAAAAGTAATAGAGAAAGGCGGTGCGATATGACCGATATCACAGAATACTGTGAATACTGCAAGAACTTTTTCTTGAAAGACTATATCGGGCTAACTGATATCTACAAGGGAGAGTTTACAATTGAAAGCGGTGCATTCGTATCGCCTTCTTTTACCTTGAAACCGAATCAATACTTCCGAATCGTTAACAGTGATGTGAATGACGGTGTTTATTGCAATACCGCTGAATCATTGGCATTGCTACAGGATGAAACCTTTACTGGTCAGGTGTGGCTTATGTCCGTACCTCGCTCATTCGTGCAGTTATGTGATGATATAGCGGCATGGCGAACAAAGTATGAGAGCATCGGCAATGCAAATATGTCTCCCTTCCAGAGCGAAAGCGTACAGGGCGTTTACAATTACTCTAAAGGGGCAACAAGCGGCAATGGTGGCGGTGCATCCGTCACATATATGTCGCAGTTTGCAAGCAGATTGAATCCATACAGGAGGATATCGGTATTATGAGCATATTTGACAACGGCATCCTCAACGACTACAACACCGAAATAACACTGCTTGACGAATCGTCAACGGTCAGCCCTGACCCATACGGCGGCATCGGCGGTGTTGATTACAGCTACAACAAAGGTGCAGTAATTACAGTACAGTTAATTCCTCAGGAAACTCTCGGCGCACAGGTCGCAGAAGCGATAACCGAGAAGAAAATGTATACCGTCTGCGTTGATAAAGGCATAGCCTTAAAAAAAGGTCAGGTCTTTATGAGAAACAAGGACGAGAAAACATTCAGAATCACGGAAAGCAACACTGAAAAAGAAACTCCTGCAAGCGCAGGATTACAGTTCAGCTATGCAAAGGCTGAAAAGTGGGAACTTCCCTCTGATATGCCTATCAACGCTTAAAATGCGTTTTAACGGCTTTTAACCTTTAGGGGTGCAATTATACTATGAATGGAGTGAAACGGCGAATATGGATAAATTAGCGGCATTACAGACGTTTTTAAATGGCTTTCTGCCTGCATACGAAGAAAATTCAATTTACTCCTTGAAAAATCCGCCTGCATTCCCCTATCTGACGTATGAGGGAGTAGATGATAACTTCGGGGATAATACCGATGTTGCTATGACCGTGAATACGTGGTACAGAGAAAGTTCATGGTATAACGCAGTCCAGAAGTCAAAGGAAATAGCCGAGACGATAGGCAGAAGCGGCAAGATGCTGACCTGTGATGAGGGATATGTACTTGTAATGCGTGGATCTCCCTTCTCCACAAGAATGGGAGACGATTCAGATGATCTAATCAAACGGACGATGTTTAATTTTACAGTCCGTTTCTATACGAATTATTGATGAAAGGAGAGAAAAAAGCATGATTAATCTTATGGATTATGATATACTTACCAAAGAAGACTTTGAATCTATGGCTTATGGTGGTGCTATTCTGGTAAAGGATTTTGACCCGACAACCTTCACTCCACCAGCCGAGGGTGATGTATTCATGGCTACAAGCGGTGATATTAACATTAATGATAATGTCAATACGCTTGATCTTGGCGAAGATGTAAACGGAATTTACTTTCAGTACAAGGAGTTACAGGTGATAACAGGCTCAGCCGCTAAGACTGTAACAGTTACTGCTTTGAATTTTGGTGCAGAAGATATCCGCAGAGCTTTAGGCGCTGCCGATATTGATACTCAGGACGATAAGCATGTAACAACAAGACTTTATTACAAGTCAACTGACTTTGAGAATATCGCTCTTGTTTTCCCGAAGGTAGGCGGCGGATATGTTGCTTTGGTAATGTCAAACGCACTTTCAACAGGCGGTCTTAGCATTACAACGACTAAGAACGGCAAAGCTACAATGTCACTGACTATAACAGCTTTCAGATCTATCGAAGACAAGACAAAGGCTGAGATAGAGTATTACAGTTTTAGCCCTTCGGCAAGCAGCACAGTTGATATCACTGCACATCCGCAGTCAGTAACGGTTGAGGAAGGCACAGCAACATCATTCAGCGTTACAGCAACAGGTACATCATTATCATACCAGTGGCAGGTAATGACACCATCAGACAGCGTATTTACTGATATCAGCGGTAAGACAACATCAACCCTCAGTCTTGCCGCAGGTGATGTTACAACCGATGCAGACGGCAATAGATACCGTTGTAAGGTATCAGATGCTACATCAACAGTATTCAGCAAGACAGCATTGCTGACTGTGACTGATGAAGCATAACACAAGCATAACAACTGAATAAAAATTGAATATCCCCGATAATTCGGGGATATTTTTGTAATGAAAGGTTAGTGATAATATGAGATTTAGTGAAATCAAGGAAATAGACACGCTGATGGAATGCGTACCGTATGTAAATGATATTCTCGGAGATACAGAACTTTTCACAAGTCTGAAAGATAAGACGTGGATTGAAGCTGCTACACCGCTTTATAAGGCACACAAAGAAAGCTTTGATACTCTTATGGGTATACTTGATGAAAAGCCTGAAAGTGCCGTGAAATTCGTTTCTACGGTAGCACGGATAATAGCTGAGATATTCAAGGACGAGGAAACAGCACCTTTTTTTATGCAGGCCTGCACGAATGCGAGGTTTGCGATATCTGCTATGGCGAATACCGAGGAAAAACAGTCAGAGGATTCATCCGATACGTAATAGCAAAAGTGAATCAGCGTAATGAGGACCTATGCTATAAGGTATATATAACCGACTGTTTATCCAATCTGGCAAGAGTGCCAGAGCGATGGTATGACTTTATCAACGGCGAAAACGAAGAGCAGAAAAGGCAGGAAGAAGCCGAAAGAGTCATTCAGGTCCTTAGAGATAGTTTTTATGGAAAGGAGGAATAAACATGGATGTTTTTGACTTACAAGCAAAGATAAGGCTTGATGATAGCGAATATAAAAGCGGTTTATCCGCTATAAAGGGAACTTTGGCAGATTTTGCGAAATTCTCAGCGGCAACACTCGGAGCAGCGGCAACAGGAGTTTCGGCAATTGTAAAAGAATCTGTTTCAGCCTATGCAGACTATGAACAGCTTGCAGGCGG